CATGTTGCCGGAATCGTCTCCGTCGGATCTGTCGGCAGAACCGTGCCAGCCGGCGCATGATAAAACATCCCGGTCGCAAGACCGAGGCCAAGTTTAACATCCATACTGTTGCTCCTTTATATTTTTGCAATAATGTAGGATACTTCTTCAGTTACGATTCGCCGGTACTGTTGTTCTGCTTCCATCTCGCGCTGATGCGCTACGATTTCAAGCCGTGCCGAGCACATAGCCAGATCCGGCCTCACTGGATCATTTCCCCATGACCCAATGGAATTTACAGTGACGTGCCGCATCGCAGTTGTCTGCTCTTTGGCGATTGCCTTGAGCAGTGCCGTGGCCTGATTAAGATAATCAAGCGCCTCAGCTTCGGTCTCCGCTCTGGAATCAATAACGACAGAAAATGTGTCGATCGTCTGTGAGTCAGAGCCGCCTACCTGCGAAACGAGGATATTAGGAAGTGAATACTCAGCTGGCAGCGGTCTGCAATAAACATTCAGATACAGTTCGAGAGCCTGTCGGACCTCTTCCTCAATGTCTATGCTCTTATAGATCTTCATTACATCACCGCCTTGCTAAGGATTTTGTCTTCCGCTTCCTCTGCTGCACTTGCGTCGTCATCTGCTACTACATGAGCCACCGGCCTGGCAACGCCATAAGACGAATCCATATACCGAGGCTCGTTTGTCATCTCGACATGGAATCCGCTGCCTTTTGTGACGTATGACGATGCACGGACCGCGATATTTTCAGCCGCTGCCTGCACCTCGCTGGAAAGTCCATTAAGGCATTCTGCAAATCCCTGTGGATGGTATTGAACTTTGAACACACTCATCCGCGCCACCTCACGAGGTTAAGCTGGATATGTGCGAGTCTTCCGGCTCCCGGCCAGATAAGAGGATCACCGTTGATTGTGTAAACATTGTTGTTAAACTCTATCCGGTCTCCAGCCTGCACATCTGCGTCAAGCGGAGCGTAGACCGTAAGGCCGTCCGTGATGCCCTGGACACGTCCGTCCTGTGACAGCGACGTACTTGTCGGCTGCACTGAGCATTCCGTGATTTCAAGCCTTGTGGGATCGCTCCAATCGTAGACGATCGAGCCTCTGGATGTTGTTCTTTTCGGTCGGATCCGGATGATTGACTGCGTCCAAAAGGATATAAGAGGCATTTAATACACCCCCTCCACCTTATAAGGGATCAGCAATTCTTTGTTGTCACCGGCCAGCGCTGTTGCTCTGCTGTTGTTGATCCAGTTTGCATTGTACGTGACCGAAACGCCGCCAGAAGCCTCTGCGGTGATACCGGAAGGGACTGCCACCGCATGAGTCACACGATGCGCCATCAACTCCTTAATCGGTGCGAGCAGGGAATCCGGCAATCCAGCAGTGTAATTCACAACAACCGGAGCATAATAATTAACCACACCCACACCGATAACACGAAGCAATCCATTCGGATCAATAACAAAGTGGCTGCATGTGGCTCCGTTGATTGCTACAGAAGCCACACTGGTGACATAACGCGCCGGAAGCTGGATGAGGACGTCTCCGCCAATCCGTACAACCCGCCGATCGAGAAATGTTGTGTTCAGCTCACAGGATGCTGACGGTCCGAGATGCCATCCGACAAAATTTCGGATCGCACCGCTCGCCGATGAAATTTCAGCCTCTACCTGGTTCGTCATGCCTGCGTATTTGTTGCCGGTGAACGTATTGAACTCGGCCACCGTAAGCAGGTCAGGAAGGCTGTCAACGTCTGTGAGGCTGTATCCCCATGTCGTCAGCAAGCTCATTTTTTCGCCGCCTTTCGGGTCTTGTTCGCCGGTTTAACCGCCTTGTTAGCCGGTTCCGCTGCTTTTTCCTTTTTTACCTCGACCAATACAGCACACTCCGGAGCTTCATCCTCTTCGTACTGGTAAATATGGCCGTTCGGCATAAGATAATATTTAAGCATTATGCCACCTTTCTATCAGGAGCCGCCGAAGCGACCCCCGATTGTTTTTGATTAGGCCGTGAAGACCTTCGCAAAGCCGCCCGGAAGGCGAACCGCTTCAAGGATCCGTTCCTCGATGCGGACCGTAACCATGTTCTTTACGAAGTCGTCTTCGTTCTGGTTGGCAACTTCAACTCTGAAACCTTCGCCCGCCTTGGTGATGACGGAAGCGCAAGCCTTGAACGCGCCAACGATAGCAGTGCCGGAGCTGATCGCGGAAGTCGCGACAACCTTCATGCCCCAGATTGGAAGGTATGCACCATATGTGCCATTACCATACGGAGCATATGCCGGACCGCCCATCAGGTACTGACCAGTCTGACCGCCGTCTTTGGTAAGAAGCAGAGTCTGAAGGTCAGCCGGGTTGATGATGATCGCGTCAGCGTCATAGCCGGTGTTAGCATTAACAGCCATCTTTGCTTTCAGCAGATTGTCGAAGCTGATGCCGGAGTTGACAGTCACGTCAATGCCGGAAGTTCCGAGCAGCGTGGATACCAGGTAAGCCTCGATCGTTTTCTGGAGCTCGTAAACGCCACGGCCTCTTACAACGCTCTCAAGATACGGGGCATCGTTCAGAAGCTCGTCGGTCTCTTTGAGGTGAGCAGCCTTCTTGACGAGGGCAGCGGTGACAGGCGTATAAGTCGGATGGATCTGCGGCTTCTCAGCGCCCTGAGCGGTCGTACCGTCAAAGTTCGCCGGAAGATCAGACGCACCCATGCGGAAATAGGTGTAAGAGTTTCCGCTGATCGCTTCGGTGCTGAACAGGTCTCTTACGCCGAGCTGGTATTTGATCTCAGCGACGTTCTGGCTGACATAGGGGATTGTCGGTGCTGTAACCGGATCGGTCGCGGCCTTGATAAAGGTCTGGACAGCGCCACGGTTTGCTTTGAGATATTCAAGGTCAAGAGCCTTGAGTCCGGATTTTTCTTCCATGATGGATTCCTCCTTCTCGGGTTTGCCGATCACATTAAGCAGGGACGCCTTCTTTTCGGCGTTTGCGATCTCGGCTTCTTTGGTTTCGATTTCGCCCTGTAATTTCACGCCTTCCTCAATCGCGTCCGCCTCGTTGGCTTCAATGCGATCCTTCAGCGCGGCAAGGGCTTCCTTTTTGGCTTTGAGCTCTTCTTTAAGAGTCATTTGTTAGCCCTCCATTTCTAAGGATTTGATATATTCCAGCAGCCTTTCCTTTTCCGGGTTGCTTTCCTTCCGCTCCTCCGCCGCCGCGTTGGCTTCCAGATCGTCCTCCCCTTCATCGGGTTTGTCTGCTTCATTCACCTCGTCATCCAGGAGCTGGTTGGCGAGAGAAATGATCTGCTTTATGATGTCCTCATCGGACTTCCTGTTCCGTCTGCCGGCCTTTTCCATGCGTTTCTTGATCGCATCCATCGCATCTTCGTCAAGTTCCGGCACGACTTTGACTGTCACCGTCGCGATTTCCTTTTTCTCAGCCTCTTCCGACTTCACTTCCGTCATGACCGCGTTCTGGTTTGCCGGGATCGGCACGATCGAGATCTCAAAAAGATCCAGCTTCCGGAGTTCGTTCGCCTTCACTCCGTCTTCCAGCTCGACCGGTCCTGCTTCCAGAACGTCATAAGCAAATGAGAACTGATATACCACGCCGCTCTTCACGATCTCGCGCTTTTCCTGGGCGAGCTGGGTATCAAAAAAGCTCGCAGTCATGTGCGGGCCTTTATCAGTATCTTCTATGTCGTTTACTTTTCCGATGATCTGGTCGAGGTCGTGATTCCAGCAGAGCGGGAACGGGTGCCCTGATTCTTTTCTTTTTTGGATTGTCTCAGTGAATGCTCCCTTCGCGATCACGTCACCGTAGCTGTCCGGGATCCTGTCGTATGTCGAGAAATATCCGCTGATTTCGCCGTTTCCTTCATCGGCTTTCAACTCAAATGATTTATAAAGATGTGCCATTGGTAACCTCCTTAAAACGTGATGACAACTTCCGTGGAGCAGTTGCATCCGCATGTTGTATCCGGATCTCCGCTTTCATCTCCTGGCCACTCGCACCCATTCGAAAACGGCTCATCAATCGGAACTCTCTCGCCATTCATCATGGCGTGTTCGGGTCTCGGATTGTCTCCGGTGACCCACTGCTTTTCAACCGTCTTCTGGATGCCTCTGTCAGCAGCTTGCTGTGGAGCTTCATGTGTTGCTGCCCATCCGGCCACGCCGATCGCAATGGACCGTCCGAATGTGATGCTGTCACGGTCTTCGCGAAGCTTGAAAACATGTGACGGTGTCAGCTCTTCGTCTTCCTCTGCCTCGATCGCCTCTTCCAGCTTTCGCTTCGTTGCCACGTTGATCGCATACGCACGTCCGGAAGCCAGAGCCGCCAGATATTTCCGTGTGCGCTCGGTGTCAAATTCAAAGCCGATAACTTCGGCGGTCTCTTTGCCGTGTGCGTCTGAGATTTTATTCACCAGCGGGATTATGTCTTCCGTGAGCTCATCGTTCCATCGATCTTCATCCCACCATTCGGATGACCCCGCGCCGATTTTCGGAAGTACTGAATTAGCCTGACGCTTCCAGAACTTCTTCAGGATTTCCGCCATGTCTTTTTCTTCTTCATCGGTTGACCTTGCCTTGATGCGGACCTCCGTCCGGTGCTCTTTCAGCTTTGTCAGGTCAATCTTTTTGCACTCTACACAGCCACAGTTTTCTTCAATGGTCATCGGTTCCTGTGGATCCATGTGCGTGTCCTGCGGAGATGCCTGACCGCCTGAGACCACGTTCAACGGAACGATCAAATCATCACCGCCATCAATCGGAGGCAGGTTATTGTCTGCTCTGGCTTCGTTTCTGGTAAGCCACGGGCCACCAACCGATGCCTGGAGGATGCTCGCACGTTCCTCGAAGGAGCCTTTGAGCTTTTCTGTCAGGTCAAATTCAACGTAAGTGTCAGGATCAGCGCCTACCATCGGCAGAAGGAAGCTGTTTATCCTCTGCTGAATCATCTGGAGCCACGGGCCGAGGCAGTCAGCATAGAGAGCTCTGGCATTATCCTTAGCGCTCGCATAAGTCTGCGTTGATGTGTGCCAGATCAGTGACGGGTTGACGTGGTAAGCAGCTGCAACATCCTCACGGGACAACTGCTTTGTCTCCGCGTACTGCGCCTCTTTTGCGTTGAACTGGTACGGCTTGATCTCCATTCCGTCTTCCAGGAGAGGCATCTTGCCGGAGTTTTCGCCTTCGCTCCCCCATCCTTCACGAAATGCTGTCAGCCATTTGCGTTTTGTGTCGTCATCCCACGGTGCCACGTCTTTCGGCCGCGTTATGTAAGCATTGAACCGTCCGGAAGACCTCCAGACCGTCGAGCGGAACTTGTCCGCCTGTATCTGCTCAGTAAGTGTCTGCCGGAGCGCTGCGATCGGTGACTGATACCCGCCCGGATTGCCGGGCGAATACATCCGGAACTGAACAAACTCTTTCCGGGGCACTTCAATAAAGCTGCCGTTGCCGGTATGAATCTTCAGAACGTCCGGAGCATAATTTGTCTGCCGCGTTGTGTTTGCAATCCACTCACGCGGTATAATCCTCAGCTGGTATCCGCTGTCGCTGTCCGGATCCGGCAACAACCAGAGCGTCGCGCAGCCCATTAAAAGCAATTCTGTAGTAAGGGATTGGATCATCTCGAAGGATGTCTGATCCGCATTCGGCCTCCACAGAAGCTTTGCCGCCACGCTGTCACGGTCCCGCTGCCGATTGTTCTCGCCCTCACGCTTGTACACCTTAAGCGGCAGCTGTGCCACGGAATCGGCAAGGAACGACACCACTGCATACAGATTCTCTTGTGTTGCGTACAGCTGACGCGCTGAGAGCGGTCCGACCTGAGGCGCTTCTGCGGATGTCACCATATAAAAAATATTCTGTCCGAATAATCTCCGGAGCCTTTCAATTACAGGCATTTTGTCGCCCTCCTTATGCAAACATCAGACTCCCGCCGTTTGCATATGCCGAATCATAGATTTTCTTGTCTGTCTTCTTGATTTGTGTTGCCGCCGCAAACGCTACAAAACACGCGATCATCGGCGACGGGTCATCGGGACTCTTTACTCTGTCAGGCAGCTCGACGCCTCCGCCGAGGTTGCGGAGCTGCATTGTCTTCGCAGGCATATCGAGGATAGGCTGAGGAAGATGGAAAATCTTCACACCGCCGCGTTGAGCTGTTGGATCCGACGCTGCTATGCCATCCCAGAAC